AAAGATTGATTCAGGCATCCTGGTCAACTTCCAGGAAGTGACTCTGAATAAGCTAATGGGTCATCTGAAGGATAAAGATTATACCAATATGCGTAAGTGGGTTGCTGAAAACATTGATGCCGATGCCGTGGAACTTTTCCGTAAGATCTTTGACCAGGCATCAAAATACATTACCAAGGATACCATTCCTCTCTGTGTTCTTCTTATCGGTAAGTATCAATACCAACATGCCTTTGTTGCCGATCCTGAAATCAACCTCGTTTGTTTCCTGACTGAACTTATGGTTGAGGCTTCCTGGCTGTGAGCATCTTTGATCTTTTTAAAAAGAATAAGTGCTTTGGTTGTGATACGAAGCTGAATGAGGAATATGCAGTCCTCAGGGTTCGGTCTGAAGGTGAGTTGATCGAGATTAATATCTGTGATCGCTGTGCTGACACCTGGGATAAGACCGCAGACTTCCTACAAAAGAGAGGACCTAAGGATGCCGAGTCCATTTGACTTCATCAATGATCTTTCTTTCGGAAAGAAAAACCTAGTAAAGCAGGACCCTAGTAATCTCAAAGATTACAATCCGTGGATGATCAATAAGGGTCTTTCCTACTTCCACGACACTATCGAATATGCCAATAACATGAACATGTTGTATCATCTTGATAAAGAATTGCAACATGAATATTTTATAAATATCATCAGGCCTCGTAAGAGGTTTGCAAAATGGCATAAACAGAATAAAGATAGTGACTTGGATGCAGTAATGCGATACTATGGCTACGGTATGAGTAAAGCAAAAACTGCCCTATCAATTCTAACGCCCGAGCAACTTGAGCAAATAAGAATGAAAACACAAGAGGCAGGAAATGATAGATGATATTTTCAGAGGAAAGGGCGTAGAAGTTCGCATCGGCGACGACGACAACTTCCTTAAGATTAAAGAAACATTAACTCGTATCGGTATCGCATCAAGAAAAGATAAGACTCTTTATCAGTCGTGCCATATTCTTCATAAGCAAGGTAGATACGCAATCGTTCACTTCAAAGAGCTTTTTGAGCTTGACGGGAAGGCATCGGACTTCTCTCAGGAAGATAAAGGCCGTAGAAACACGATTGTGAAACTCTTGGAGGAATGGGATCTTGTAAAAATTGTAGATCCGGATTCGATCAAAAAACTCACCGCCCCACTCAGCCAGGTCAAGATTCTTCCTTATAAAGAAAAGAAGGAATGGACTCTGGTTGCAAAATATAATGTGGGTCGCAAGGCAAAAACCTAAACTTTTTGGTTTACATATTTTCTCGTTGGTATACTATGGTATAGTTGAATCAAGGAGAAAATCATGGATATCAAGATGTATTCCTTCCCGCAACTGAAGCCGGAAGCCGCTGTTGAGGTCGAACATTTTGTTTACCAACTCGAGCGGAAGTACCGCGAAGGTGTGATTGACGAAGTTGAATTGACTTGGATGGACCAGGCTAACACTTGGCTCCTTATGTTGGATGAATATGCATGAGAGTGAACATCGGGCCTTATACCAGTGATTTGATTCCAGTTCGAAAGTGGGAAACTTCCTACGAAAGGATGCGCGCAAAGTCACTTGGTATTCACCAATGGGATTTTGATGAGAGTCATTATCAGTGGTATGATCGGGTTGCTGATCGAATCTTTGATCGTCTTTATAGTCTTACGCGTCCCATTAATATATGGTCGAATAACCGACAGCGTGATATTGACATAGAGATTGATCATTATGATTCTTGGTCCGCTGGACACACTCTTGCATTAATCATTACACCTGTACTTAAGAATCTTCGTGATCACTATCAGGGTTCTCCTATGGTAGATCCTCAGGATGTACCAGAACCTCTTCGTCCTACAGAAGATCCTAATGAAGACAATGGTTACATCGACGACACCCATCACGAGCGTTGGTCTTGGGTTCTTGATGAAATGATCTGGGCGTTTGAACAACACGCCATGGCTGATTCAGGTTGGGAAGATCAATTCATTCATAACCAAGATCAATTAGAGATTCTTTGGGACAAGATTGATGATGGTGAATTTAAGAATCATTCTCAACTGAACCTTAATTATCAAAAGGATCCTTCCAAGCCACCATACTTCCGTGATGAAGAAGGCATCCAGGCACACCGTGAACGTATGACAAACGGTCTGCGCCTCTTTGCTAAGTATTATGATGGACTTTGGAACTAATATGAAGAAGATAACTTCACTTTCATTTCTAGCCCTGGGACTTTATGTTGGACTCACTGTGTACAAGACACTTCAAGTCTACAAAAAGTTAGACTTAAACGATCTTTCCGATGCCTAATTGGTCAAAAAGAACAACCACGGGCTTTAAGTCAGGTACTCGTTTAACTAAAACTATAAACTCAAGTGGTAAAACTAGAAGTACATTAAGTCGTACTCTTTCCGGTACACCGAATAAAAAGGGCCAAGGCTCAATTCGTATTACAAATACCATTGATAGTAGTGGAAATCAGAGGTCCTATCAAACAACTACTAGTCCATTAGGCTTTAGAACTACTGAAACACTATATAAAAGTCCTAAAACAACCGTTAAAACCGTAAAGCCGAAAAAGATTAGAATTTCGTCTGGTCGTAGAAAATCTTCTAAGACTCAACCAAATTATTCTACACAAGATAATTCAGATGGCATGACATTATTCTTAGTTTTCTTTATAGGCGCAATTATTTTCGTTTCCTTATTACTTTAAGGTTAGGACGTGCGAGTGGTCCATAAAACACTCGAATCGTAAAACAACAAGGAGTAAATTAATTATGAAGAAGATCATGCTTACTACTTTGGCCGCTCTGGCCCTTGCAACTCCAGCAGTTGCTGCCAATCCATTTACTGGTGTTCGTGCTGAAGCAACAGTTGGTCTCGATGATGTCACTGGCGGCCGTGATACGACTGCCGTTTCGTATGGCGTTGGACTTGGCCTTGATGCCGAAGTTTGGCCTCGCGTAGTGGTTGGTGTTGCTGCTAACCTCGACAACGTGTTTGACCGTCAACAGGTTGCTGCTAACGCCCGCTTGGGTTATGTCGTAACTGACCGTGTGATGGTCTATGGAACTGCTGGTTATGCCAATTGGTACCAGCTTACAAATCGTGATCTCCACGGTTTCCGTGCTGGTGCTGGTGTTGAAGCTCGTGTCGCAGGGCCTCTCTATGCAAAGGTCGAGTATCGCTACTCTGACTTCCAGAGTGGAGTCGGGCAGCATGGTGTCGTTGCTGGCGCCGGCCTGAGGTTCTAACCTCACCCCACATTGTGGTATAAAGATGAGAGGGACTTCGGTTCCTCTCATACTTTTATTTAATTAACTTATAGGAGATAAAGATGGACGGTTCAGGAGATGAAGTGATTGGCAGCATTAGCACCTTTGCAGGCAGCTTTGCACCAATGGAATATTTTGATTGTGACGGAAGAACTTTGTCGGTTCACGAGTACCCGGCATTGTATAGTATTATTGGTAACACCTACGGTGGTGATCCGGGTCATACCTTTGCTCTGCCAGATCTTCGGCCATTTGCAGAGGATGGTCAACCGGACACAGGGGTTCATCGTAGAGTGGACTGGGCAACAGTTAAGAAGCCGCGGCAGGTCATTTGCTATAACGGCATCTATCCAACGCGACCCTGATCGCCTAGCGATACGGTACAACGAATGAGGTGGCACAGCTCCACCTCATTTTTGTTTTTACTTAATTTCTTTTGATGGTATAGTGGTTATATCAATTGGAAGGAAGAAACATGCAAGTGACGGTCAACATGTGCGGCGGCGCTTTTGAACTTGAAACTGGTATCCCTTGGACCTGTGGTCTGTCACCGTTCCGTGACAAGGAACGTTACAACCTCCGTCACGAGAACGGTCGCTGGCATTTCGATATCAACGGTAAGTCATACTCTGCCAAGCAGGTGTCTCCGCATCTTAAGGGCGTTCAAACCATCCAGACATACTAAATGGTTTACTTAATTCTTTCTTTGTTTATAAAAGAACTATAAGGAAGGAATGGTCATGAAGCGTAACTGGTTCTCCACTCTAAATGAGGCTCTCGAATCTGAAAGCCTGGTTGATCATTGGCCGCTTGGTCTGAACATCAACTATGGTGAGTCGCAGAATGTAGTCGCTAATGGACTCTTCATTTCGGTCTATCGAAATGAAGATGGATGGTACGAGCGGCCTGTCTTCTACAAGACTAAGATGGAACCTACTCATTATGACTGAACGTAAGTACAAGGAAGTCACCTTGCCTGCTGGCACATTTCGCATGTACGACGACACACCCAACATCTGGGTCGAAGCTCCTCGTACTGATGGGTACTCTAACTGGTTCGAGTGGTCTCAAGCGAATCATCCGACGAAGATAAAGAATCAACCAAAGGATAACTGAAATGTCCAACGATGCGATTGAACGGTTGCGCGACTGGCTGGCAATCAGCCCTGATGGCATCATGCTGGAAGAGCATGATGCGCGCGCTATCCTTGACCACATCACTGCACTGACAGCAGAACGTGATGCTGCGCTCAAGCGCGCCGAAAAAGCAGAGGCCGTACGTGACGCGGCAATCGTAGCACTCGCTGGGGCCCAAGAAAAAATTGATGAACTGCGTGACAATGAAACCTGGAGGAAGATACACAATGGCTAAGATCGTTTACAATGCCTGCTACGGCGGGTTCGGTCTCTCTCACGAAGCGGTACTGCGATATGCTGAGGTCAAGGGCATCACCTTGTATCACAAGGATGAATCCGGAATTTTCACCCACTACTATCTCTGTCCTCCAGAGGAGTTTGAGCGACTGCAGGATGAAGATCATAACAATCCCATTCGTCAGGGTCGTTATGAACGTTCAAACGCGATGTATTTCAGCCCTAGCAACATTGAGCGCAATGATCCTGCTCTGGTTCAGGTCGTAGAGGAACTTGGTGATAGGGCCAACGGTCAGTGCGCCAAGCTGCGCATTGCGGAGGTTCCCGCTGGCACTCTATACCGCGTCGACGAGTACGATGGCAACGAGTCCGTGGAAACCAAGGACACTTACGATTGGAAAGTTGCCTGACCACCACTAAACGTTTTACTTAATATCCTCTTATGATATAAAGGTTATATCAATTGGAAGGAAGAAACATGCCTCGTGGTGTCCCTAAGAACGGTGTCCGTAAGACTCGTAAGACCAATGT